AATTCTGTGTCCACTTTCGCAGACAAATTCATAAATTCTTTTCATTCAATTCCTCGTAGGCTCGTTCACTGACCTCTTTCAAGGTTTTCAGCCAAGTCAAGATGGAAAGTTCACCTTTTTTGAACATTAAGGTCTTTTCATCAGGAATAACGCTTAGATTATTGAGCGACTCTATCATATTGTCAATATCTATGCACAATTCCTTCCAGCCTTCCATGCCCATCATTTCAAATCGGGATTCGTAATACTTTTGTAGTTCAGGGGTCATTTTTAACTTTTAGAGTATTTTGCTTTGATTGCCAAACAATCAGCAATGTATTTATCAATCTGCACTTGATCGCCTTTTACTACACCATCAAGATAATCAGTCATTGGAGGATATTCAGCCGCACGTTTTTCAGCATACGTCAATGTGTACACAGGGCGCAATGCTTCAGCTTCTGCATCCGTAATGGCAACAGATCCAGCGGGGAGAAGATGAGCGAAACTATCGTCATCAAGGAAGTGCAAAGAATTGTCTGGGGCTTTGTAGTGCATGATTTACCTTTAACGAAGTTCTGCCCAAGAAATAATTGATTTAGATGCTTGATTATTGTCTACAACATAAGTTCCTCCTGATGGAACTATTGAAGTTACAGCAATTCCAAGATTTGCAGATGGGACTGATCTGCTAGCTTCAATGCCATTAACAACCAGTGTAGAAGTGCCATTTGTAGTTGCTTGAGGAGTTGCAGAAACCAGAATTGGCTTACCTGTTGTGTTGTAGTAGGTAGTGCCAAGCGCCCTACTTGCCGCTACGTTTTGCCAAGTTTGCCCATAACCTAGAGAACTCAATGCAGTTAAAGCCTGACCACCAACACCCTGAATAGTTGACGGAGCAGTTGCCCATGTTCCTGCTGTTGCTTGAGTGGATTGAATAAAACCAATCACACGATATGCAAGAGATGTTCTAGCTGTTGTTGAATAAATTACACTTGCACTATCAGCCGCACCAGCACCACCTTCAGCGGTTGTGCTAATAAGGTTTGTTTCATCAAGTTGAGTTCCACCACCGATATTTACAGCGGCTAACTCAATTGTTCCAGCATTGTTCATAGCTATCACTACAATTCGTGATTGCTGTGCGTTTACTGTTCCAAGAGTTGAACCGCTTGAAATTACTAAATTTGATGGTGTTCCAGTAACAGTTGTAACTGCTCCACTTCCTAATGTAGTGGAACGAAAATCAAGTCTAAGCTGAGATGCTGTAATTGTTAAAGCATTGCTTGCGACAGAAGCGGAAATTGGTTGAATTTCAACAATATTACTTGTTAATGCAACTGTTCCTGTTGTTGTGGGTAAAGTCAAAGTTCCTGTATTGGAAATACTTGAAATAACAGGGGATGTTAATGTTTTGTTTGTTAATGTCTGTGTATCTGTTTTAGTAACAATACCAGCACCATCAAGTGTTGTTGCTCCAGTACCACCATTGGCAATTGCAACAGTACCAGTAACATTCGATGCCGTGCCAGTGGTATTTTGATTTAGTGTAGGAATATCAGCGGCAACAATTGCTCTGAATGTAGGTGCGCCAGAACTGCCATTAGGTGCGGCTAAAACATAGTTTGCAGTCTTAGACGCATAAGGATTTTGAGTATCCCCATAATTTGCCTCTAAAGATATGGCAGGAGTAGCACCACCACTAGAAGCAACTGGAGAAGTGCCTGTTACAGAGGTAACTGTTCCTGTTGTTGGTGTTGTCCAAGTAGGGGTAGCACCTGTTCCAGCAGAAGTAAGAACTTGTCCAACAGTGCCTTGACTGCCATCAAAACTTGTTGTTCCAGTTACACTTAAATCAACAAAACTACCATTCTTAGGTGTTGTCGCACCTATGGTCATGTTGTCTATTTCGCCAACATAAGTAGGAGCAATCTCAATTGAATTAACGCCTGTAGGCTTTATGTGAACATGACCCGTACCCGTTGGGCTAATATCAATTTGTGCATTTGTTCCATTGATATTTGTTGATACCAGCAGTGATAAATTATCTCCACCTCCACCACCCATGCTTAATTGGGTTGTACCAGCAGAATTTTTGAGGCTCAAACCACCTGAGTTTGTTGCTTGAACAGTGGGAGTTGTAAGGCTTGTAGATGCAGTAACTGTTGTAAATGCACCAGTTGTAGCAGTTGTAGCGCCTATGGTAGTGCCATTTATTGTCCCGCCTGTAACAGCTACAGAATTAGCATTTTGGGTAGACATCGTACCCAAACCACTGATGTCAGTATTTGATAAGGTAACAGCACCAGTTCTACCAGCAACACTTGTAACCAAGTTACTTTGGTCAATCTTCTGCCAAACAGTGCCATTGAACAACAACCAATCGCCAATTTGCCAATCAGTGATGCCGTTTAAATTGGTAGAACCAGCCGTAGCAACGATGTAATAATAACCATTAACACCAGTGCTACTTACCAGTGTTGGCGTATTAGTAGATGCGTTCCAAGTTCCTTGATAACTTAACGCACCACCACCAGAAACAGTAGCCCAAGAAACGCTAGTCCCATTGGTAGTTAAGAACTTACCTGAGTTCCCTGTCTGACTAGGAATTAGATTGGTAATCTGTGTCTGTAAAGAAGCTAGAGTATCAAGTACATACTGAGAAGTGCCGCCACCATTAGTAATGACTTTGATGGATTCAGCAAGATCAGGAGCAACAACCTCACCAACATTGAGTTCAACACCGCTAGACAGAGTAATGATAAGTGAACCATCAAAATCAATACGAGCATTGGAGACAGAAACACCATCAGAACCATCCACTCCATCACGCCCATCTTGACCACGCTCACCCCGATCACCTTTTGCTCCATCCCTGCCGTTTTTTCCGTCTTTTCCATCTCGACCATCCTTGCCATCAGCGCCATCTCGACCATCTTGGATAGATGCAACACGCTTTTCAATGGAGTTACCTACATCATCAAAGCGACTGCGAATGTCAGATTCAATCTTCTTGAGTGCTTGGACAACCAAGTCAACATTCTCACCAATCTTCTTCTTTTGCACTTCTTTGGCTTGAAGAACCGACTGACGCACAGAATCCAAAACAGCCATCTGCTGTTCAGGAGTCATATTCTTGAGAATTAACTCTTTGGCTAGGTTTTCTACATCCATTATTGAGTACCAGTTTGGGCTGAATTTAACTGTTGGGTAAGTTGATTCAAGAAGTCTTCTTCCATGCCTGAAATCTTATTGTTTTTCTCAGCCATCTGCAATTCAACAATCTTAGACTTGTTCTTGATGTCAGCTTCCTTCAACATCAATTCAGCAATCCTAACTCGCTTGTCAAATTCTCTAGATGCTTGGTCATCTTCATTGGGAAGATTCTTGGTTATTGCCGCCATGTTCTTAGCTTGCACTTCTTGCGGCATCAACTGAGCCTCAACAGACAATTTCGTAGCTTCAGCACGATTTTGCTCTGCTTGAGTGGTGTTAACAGCAATCTGAGCCTGTGCCGCTTGCATTGCCAACTCTTGTTGCATCTGCTCCATCTGTTGCTGTTGAGGATTAGGTTGCATCATCTCATCCAGCTTGGCAATCAACTCCATTCTGTTAGACAAACTGCTGTTTCCTACAATTCCTTTGAGCAGAATAGGCAAAACAGGGGTATTTGCACCCAAAGTCTGCAACAAACCAATGAATTGCTGTTGTTCATACTCCCTAGCAATGATGCCCAAGGTGGCTGTAGGCACAAAATTCATGTCCACAGAGGGATAACGCTCTGGGTCAAACTGCATATAGCGGAAAGCCGCTTTTTTGATGAATGGAACAAGGAAATCTTCTTGGAAATTCACCAAAGTACGCTTGTATTTCTTGATGATGGAAGCAACAGCCATCGACATACCACCACCATCACGGCTAGACTGTGAAACCATGCCGTTAGAGTCCAATGTACCAGTAGCCTGAAGCAACATACGCTCAAATTCTTTGGCGGTTGCTAGGTTATTGGGGTCATTTTGACCAAACTTGAACGGGTAAATGATCTCATTTGGGTTGCCATTGGTCAAAATAGCCTTACCAGCCTTGACTTCAAACTTCATACCACGGGGCAAGCGTGTGGCATCCATAGCAACCATAGGGGCAGTGGTCAAAGCGAGTGAATCCAAGTGAGCCCGAGTCTGAGCATCAATAGCTTTCTGCATATTGAAGGCTTTTTCCACTGTACCTCGCCCCAACAAGCGGTTTGGAACTGTATCGTCTTGGTAAGACATTACAGGTCTATCTTTCATCATGTAGGGGTTTTCTTCAGCCTTAAGCAACAAACCATCGTTGGCAATCACGACAATGGCTTCAACCATATCTGTGTAGTCTTCAGCCGCTGAATTCTCAGGGAACAACTCAACAATGTCTTTATTCTCTTCCATGTTGTTGAGGTATTCACGGGGAACTAACCCGTAGTACGTCAACAAAAGAACCTTTTCATCTTGGTACTGGCTTACCTCTTGGGTAGGCTCTAAGTCAGTATCTTCGTAGGTGGGCGTGATGTCTACCTTGCGGTAGATGCCTTTTTCAATACCAGCCACAACCTTGTGGATAGAGACATACTTCTCAATAGCCACGCCCATGCAGTCATCAATGGATGTGCCATTAGGGTCAAACAAGAAATTCTTTGGGTTGATAGGCATGATCTTCACGCCAATCCTGTCCCTCTCAATCACGCCAATAGCGGCTTGACCCATCTGATTAGGAATAGGCTGAGTGGCAGGAATAAATTCTTTCTCAGTCTTGACGATGATCTCGCCAATACCTGTTCCATAGATTTCAGCCATCAACTCTATCTGGTCGATAGATTTCCTGATCTTGTCTTTCTTGAAGTCTTCCATCAACTGAGCTTTAATCATCTCAACATCAATGGGGTTTCCATTAACGTCTTGGATGTTGTCCTCAATGTCAAAGAAGTCACCCTGACCAAAGATAGCTTCCATGATCTCAGCATGGCGAGTCTCGACTGCTTGTTGGGTAGCAGGAGTTACGATTCGACTACGCTCAGACTCACGGGTCTTGTCTTCAGAAGCCCATTGACCTCGGAAGATGCGCTCGTATTCAAGCCAATCAGGAAGAAAGTTAGTATCTCTGTAGTCACGCCACTTAGTGCAGTGGTCAGTAACAAATGCTGTAAGTTCTTCGTCAGCCTCGGTGGGCTGATAAAACTCGTTTTGTTCTAGCTTGACTTCTTTGTCTGTTGCCATTTATATCCCCGAAATAATATCTAGAGGCTCCCACTCATCTTCTTGGTCATCAACAAAGTATGAGGTTACAGCCAGTTGGTCAATGTAGGAGAGAGCATCAGGTAAGTCATCGTGAACACCTTGGGCGGGGAACATCAAAAGTTGATCTTTGAATTCATCCCAATCTTCCTCAGAGTTCAGCACAATACGCCCAT